AGTTTGAATATCTAAAGTTAAACTTAAAAAACATTGTGAATCTCCACTTGGTATACTATAATCAGTAAATGATTCTGTTGTTTGAGTAGTCGCCCAATAAGTACGGGCTACAAATGGTTCATTTTTAATAACACCATTAATACCATTTAAAGTTACTCCACCAATAGTTGTCGATCCTGTCCACAAATAATTTTTATCAGTTGTTCTACTTGGGTTAACAAAACTTAATAATGTTCCTGGTTGTAAATCTTGTGTTGATAAAACAGTTAAAGTATTATCATAGTGATATTGAGGTACATCATATCCACCATTACTAGGGTAGTTAAATGTAACTTTTATTTTGTTAACATCATCAAAATATTTTTTTCGGGTGTTGTAGATATTAACCCTTTCTCCTGGTGGTAACGTAATACTATATGCATAATATTTACCACCATTTTCAACTGTTGTGACTTGAGATTGTGGTAATTTAAAAAGTTGTGGGTTGTTATTATAACCACCAATTCCTGATACAGCTTGTGAATACATAATGGCATTAATTTGTGCATTTGTATCACTAAATCCAACCTTTAAAAATCCTGTTTCAATAGATTCATAATACGATATATTGTTTGATAATTGTGTTATTAATCCTTCAGATGGAATTGATTCACTTGTCCCATCTTCTGAACCAGGTGCTGTTGTTTCTGGGTCACATTCACACGCTTGACAATCAGGATATGTTATCATTGGCAAGTTAAACCTACCAAATTTGTATGATTTAATCTTTAATCCCAACACTAAAATTGCAACTCCCAATGCCGCCCACAATACCGCCTTAATTATAAAAGGTCCAATTGCAACTAATGTCGCACCAAAAGAACCTGTGGCTGCAATACCCATTGCAATTGCTAAGGCACCTTCTTGAACACTGTTTTTGAAAGCAATTGTAGCAAGTAATCCTATGATTGGAACCGCAAAATTATTCCAAAGAAACGCTACAAAATGATAAACAATTAATAACGGTGTTCCAATAATTTGGATGACTTGAAATAGTATTGCAAAAATAAAATACAATAAATCAAAATTCCTAAACCCTTCATTTACAGGAAATTTATTTACACTACTATCACACTCTTGACTATCAATTTCTTTAATACCTATAAATCTACCTCTACCTCCATTTTTAAACTCATCAATTAATCCTGATACCGTATAAACTCTATTATATTGAAATTCATAAAAAGTGTCTTCACAATCAATAACTTCATTTAGTCTATTGGTATAATCTGAAATTGGTTTTGATGGTGATGTTGTTGTACTAAATCCATTAGTATATCCACTCCAATCTAATCCAAAATAATAAGAACTTTTTAATTGGTTAGGTGGTGGATTAACATTTGGTTTAGGATCAATATTTGGGTCAGAATCAATATTTGACCAACCATATTCTTTAACATTAGGCACCAAATAATATGGTCTTCTTACTTGTTCAGTTAATGTTGCTGGTTGTTGCCACTTAATTTTAAATCTATATTTGGCTTTGGTTGGTATACCTAAAGTTGGGTCGTTTGACAATACTTTTTCACCAAACTCATTTGTAATGTAATAATCTAAGTTCATTGGTAATTCAGTTAACCAAACACCGTTACCATCGATAATATTACCTGATTGTTCCAATTGATATGATTCTAACACTGGATTACCAATAGAATCTTGAAAAATTGTTTGTCTTATTGCAATGATTTGGCCTGGACCTGACGTTAATGAACATAGATTGCCCATATTATCACGAGGTTTACCATTCTTTTTTATCCTAAAATTATCCGCAGTCGAATAGATTGACCCCATAAATGTCGATGTGGGTTGGATATCAATATTTGCTTCGTCCCTTAAATCAAAGTCAACTCGGTTAACCGCAATATCACACAATTCAGGGTCTCCCCAAAGTGGCGACACTTCTAAATCTTTAACTATATTAATAATTTGAGGTAAAGAAGTTAAGTCCGTTGATGTTCTAAATCTATTACCAGCAACTTGAGCCTCACTAGCAAGTCCCATTCGTATTAAATCTTGTGGTGTTAATGAAAATTCACCTATGTCCGATAAATCAACATCCATAACTAATGTACGGTTACCTTGAGGTACCCCCATTATCATGTAATCTCCACTCTCGTTTGTTTTTACCGTAAATTTATAATATTTGTCGTATATTTCAATTGCGGTACTACCTGTTAAAACATCTAATCTTGTTGGTAATGTCCCTGTGGCAGCATGTGCGGAATATGATTGTTCATATGGAAGTAAGTTATACCTATAACCATCTTCGTTTTTGTCATTTGGCGATTTGTAAGGGTATATACTAGAAATTATTGGATTTGATTCATCTACAGATTCAATAGGTATAAAAATTGAAACTCTGGCGTTTGGTAATCCAAAACCGTTATTTGCGGTAACTCTACCAACAACAACACCATATTCCGCACAACTTTTTGTGTAGATATCTTCTTGTTGGAGTTTTAATGATAAAATTTCTAAAAATTCAAACTCTTGATCAAGTTGAATGTTAATTGTTTTACTAATTCCTAACTCCGTTCTTATTCTATACGATTGGCCCATCAAGTTACTTTAATTTATAAATAGTTTATGCGGAATTTTTAAAGACATCCACACTACTAAATAATAAACTAAAGAAAAATAAAATAAACTTGTTATGAAAAAGTTACTGATTGGAAGTTTTTAACCGAAACTCTAATGTCTCTATTTGGGTATCTGATTTGATAAACCTGTGATGGTTGTGCAAATATTGTGTCGTCAACTGGTAATATTAATTTTGTTTCTTCGTTTGCATAAACCATAGAAGTTTCAGCTGAAGAATATTGTCCTCCAACTTCATTGAAAACATCAATATTAGCAACTGTTAATACTCCATTAGTATTTTGAATTAAACTCCTAACTTCAGATAAATAAACATTTTGTCCTAATTGTCTTGTTTGAGGATTAAAGTACGCCGATAGTTTATCAACGACACTTGAAATTACTTGACCTGAATTTTGTGCGGAATCTAAAACAATTGAAATGTCCATACTTAAATCAATTACTTCTGCACTAAAGATAGAAATATAATCATTCATCATCCTATAGTTTGATAAATAATTCGCAATATTTTGTCTTAATGTGTTTGAAACAATATTGGTTAATTTACCTGAAGTATCATATGACAATATTTGAATTAATATTTTATTATCATTTTCCGTGATAGATACTTTTGCAGGTGCACCAAATTGGGCTGGCATGTTTCTAATTAATGATTCATAATCTTGAACTGTTACCGCTCTTTTTTGTGCAGCAAAGTTAAATGAAACATAGTTTCGAATCTCTTCAAGTGATGGTATACCTGCTCCGCCAACAGCAGCGGTTACGTTAACACACCTCAGTGAATTAACCACCGATGAGTTTGTAGTTTCGGAAGGACCATTTACAAAGAATGATACGGTACCAATAGAGTTAATTACATTTGTTCCTAAGTTTGTTGCCAAACCTCCACCAACTCTATATTGAATAAATAAAGTTGAATTTGGTGTTAGTGTTGCACCTAACGAAAGGTTATTACTATATCTTTGTAAATCTAATGTGGCACCTAATGTTGTAAATTGGTTTAATTGGTCTTGAGCGGTATTTGTACCCCCACCAAATGTCATCTTTTTGAATCCTTCGGGTGTGTATTCAGTAATAAATCTATCTTGTGTTTGAATGTACCTACCAACTTTAATACCAGGTTGGTCAGACACTTTTGTAGGGTCTTCAACAAACACTCTGTCTTCAGCCAAAGCATCCACCTCATACCATCTATTATCTAAACCTAAAAATTCCGCTGTTGTTGGTACGTTGGTATAGCTAGTTCCATTTTTTAATAACACACTTGTAACACCTAAGACGTTTTTTTCGGGTAAAAATAATTCAAAAAATGGTTTAACATCATTTGCCCCAATTACTCTTTTAAACACTTTAGTGATACCATTAACAACAAGTTCTCTTTTTGTAATTGTATAATTAATTAATATGTTATTAGCGTTAAAGTTTGGAATTTTTAATCTGTTTGGAAATCCTTGAGCGTTGTACGGTGACGCAAAATCAACATCATAAACATTTTCAAATACAATACCAGCTCCAACAACTTGAGAACCTCTTGATAAAGTTCCAAGATATCTTTCATCTTCTTTATCACCAAAGGCAGGAACCGTAATTGAGAAATCAACTAATGATACTGATGGTCTTTGACCTGGTAATTTTAACCCGTATGTTCTTGCAATGTTGTAAATTGAAGACCTTTGTTGAGCATACTGTAAAACGGTTTCTTGAATACTTCTATCAATATTATAATGCAAGTTATCCGCAACCGCAGCATTTAAATCAAGGAAAACAGTAAACACTGAGGCGTCATTAAAATCTTGAATTAAATCAGGATAGTAAGTTTTTGCGTAATTTAAAAGTTCCGTTCTTATTGACTGATAATCTCTACTAGTATATGATATTCTGTTATTCGCCATCTTATTTAAATATTGATAATTACAAAATCACTCTGACCAAATGTCGCCCCATTAGTTGAGTAATCTATTCTTATTTTTGCTGTGTATTCTGAAGTACCCTTACCCGGAAATCTATATATTGATGATTCACTGGTCCCAATCAAGTTTTGTCCTGTCGCAATATCCACCTCTTCTTGTGGGTCTGCAGGAGTAATACTTAAACTATTAACCAATAGATTTGGCATAAAGTTTTCAATTGCATCCCTAATGTCAGATTCAATTGCGTTAAATGTTAATCCGTCAAATGGTTCAAATAAAAATTCATATAATCTAGTACCAAATTCTGGTAAAAAATATCTTGATCCTCTTCTGGTTAATAACAAATGTATCAAAGCCGCCTTAATTTCTTGAGACTGAAATTCAGTTAACTCCAAATAGTCACCTCTTCGTGAATCTCTGAAGGGAAAATTTATACCATATGTAACACCATTAGCCATTGTTTATAAATATAGTAGTGCTTCCTTTTTTGTGAATTGGAGAATAAGGACAATTTTTACATCCATTTCCGCAACAACTACCACGTTTTAAATGGTAATGTTTTGTAAAA